TCAGCGCCGCAGCTGCGCGCCGTCGCGCTGGCTGGCTTCAATCCTCTGCAGGATCTCGCGCATCACGCGGGTATCGATGGAAAGGCTGTTGAGCGTGTTCTCGACGGCCTTCATTGAGGTAGCCGCCTCAGCCGCCTGCTTCTCCACCGCCGAAATCCGAAGCTCGTGATTGTCGATCTGCCGGAGGGAGACCTCCGCCGCGGTCAGGCGCTTGTCGAGGCGATCGATGGAATTCGCCTGCGAATCCTGATTGGCGTTCACCCTCTCCCAGGTCGCGCCCCACGCTATGAGGCCGCCGGCAAAGCCGAACAGGATCACCAGGGTGTTGAGGTTATATTCAAACCTCCATTTCGGAGTTGCGACCATCTTCTCGGGTTCCTGTGTTTCAGCCAATGCCCTGCCCCTCGTATGCATGCTGGATGGTTACTGCTGCGCCGCGTCGTGGCGGGCGCACTCGCTCTGCGTCCAGGCGCGGGCGCCGCAAAGGCCCGCGACCGTCTCGTCGATCTTGTCCTGATCAGCAGGCGTTGCGCCTCGAGCGCCGATCAGAGAAGTGCCGACGACGGCTCTAGCCGCCTGGTTGAGCCGGTCTTTCGACGCAGAGACCTGATGCGTTGACGTACAGCCGGCCGCGCTCGATGCACAGGCGACGGTTAAAGCGAGCGCGATCAGCTTCATCTCGCAGTTCTCCGATTGCTTTGTTGGTTGCGGAATCCAGTTCGGCGCGCTCGAGCGTCCGGCCCTCTTCCCGCGCCCCAGGGATAATCCAGAGCGCGTTGACCGCCTGCATGCCGATAAAGACGAGGATGCCGCCGGCAACAGCGCCAGCGGCAAGGGAGATGCGACTGAACATCACGCCTCCTCCCAGTCTGGTATGGCGACCGTCTGGCCAGCGAGCGTATGCGTGCAGTCCGAAAGGAACTGGATGCGGCCGTCAGTCACGAACGAATGACAGATCGCAGGCGGCGCACCATCCTTGCCGGCGCCCGGGCCGTCGTACGTGACAAGCACCGAAGGAGTGAAAGTCGGCGCATCCGGGTTCCCGTTGTAACCCCAGCGCGGCCCCGGCCCATCGCCGACGCCGACCTGGTGCGCTCCATCGCAGCCCGGGCACCAGAACATGAGCCGGCCGCCCTCGACGCTTCGTAGCTTTCTCGAGCGTGCGGCCATCACGCCATCCCCTCGACCTGTTTTGCCACGGCCTTCCGATCGGCGCTCTTGCGCCAGTAGAGGAAGCCGGCAATGCCGCCGAAGGCGAGAAGGATCAGGAGGAGGTTTTGCCACGGTATGCCGCCGATCGCGGTAAGCAGCGAAGCGCCGCCACCGATGACAGACGGGGTGATGACCTCTTTCGACTTCCACCACGGCGCATCAAGGCTCGGTGGTGTTACAGGAACCGGTACCGGCTTCTCCTCGGTCACCGGCGCGGCTTTGACCTCCGGCCGTGCCGCTTCGCCGGGCGTGAGAGCCACGAGCGCCGTGTGCATCGCCGCGCGTGTTTTTGGTCCGACGTCGCCGTCGACCTGAAGCCGCTGGTCGGCCTGAAACTGCAGGACATTGTCGGCGCGGTAGCCGAGCAGGACGAGCGAGATCCTGGCGAGCCGGTCGAACCGGTCGGCCAGGCCGTTCTTGCCGCCGTTGATCTTCTTCGTGATCGTCTCGGCGTCGCCCTCGTCAGCCCAGCGGTTCAGATCGCGCGTGTCCCAGTAGAACAGAGGCACAAGGCCTTCCCAGGGATCTGTATTGACCGCGTCCGGATCCTTGACGAAGTCAGGGCAATCGAGCCCGGCGGCGCGGCACCAGTCTCGGAATTGGCGATAGTTGTGCTTGCCCGTCAACTGCATGCCGGTTCGTCCGCGATAGAGATACCCGTCGCCATCCTTCTCCGGCGTGTTGCCGAGATCAGTGCGGGTGTCATAGCGCTGCTGTGCCGGCGTCGGCCCCCAGATCTCGCGATCATAGCGGAAGTCGCCGCTCTCATGCATGAGCTGGGCGAAATACTGGGCCAGTCGGTGCGGCCGATCCATCCCGAACCGGTCGCCGTACCTGTCCAGCGCCACGAGCACGGACGCGAGATTGCTCTCGTTCACTTTGCCCTTTGCGGCAGAGCGAACCTGCTGAGCGGTGATGGCGCTCATTGAAGTCTCCTGATTGACTGTGGGGTTACGACGGAAGGGCTAATGGCCTTGAGCAATCGTGCGGCGCTAAACTTCCGTTAGCCGTTCTGACGGCGGACGGAGCGGTTAGAGGCCTGGCGCCTTCCTCCAGCGACGGGCCTCGCCCGAGGAGCGCTTGAAGCAGGCGTTCGAACAGACGTCCTCATCCCCGAACGTGAGTTCGAGGGCGACGGGAAGAGTTTCCCGAGCCATATGTCACCTTACTGTTGGAGAAATCATCCGCGTCTTGTGCGAATCTTGGAAGTGGTCCAGCGTTGCATGCATGCAACTAAACGGAGAGAAGCGGCTCATGGATATAGCCGAGCTAAGAGCCACTTTCAGAGAGGCTAAATTGAAGGTGGATCGGGCTTGCCGTCACCTGCAAGAAGTCGAGTCACTTCTCACCGCCTATGCTGAGAGCGATTTTTGCCAGCTCGTAGTGAACCACGATGGAAGAGGGAGGGGGTTCGTGTTGGAGACCACGCCAATGCCGTTCGAGCTTCCTCTCGCGATCGGAGACACTTTTCACAACCTCAACGTCTCTCTCGATTATATTGCGAGCGGTATGATGCGCGCTGCGGGGTCAAAAACAAAAGGTGTCTACTTCCCATGTGATGAAAACAAAGAGAAGCTAGACATGTCGTTCGAAGCGGCGTCGCCGGGGAAGAAAGCGTCTAGGAATAGCGCAATCGCAGAGCAATTTCCTTGGTTACGTGAACTACTGCTGCATTCAGTTGAACCGTACCGTGGCGGCCCAAACTTCGTTTGGGAGATCCGTAGAGCTGACAATATTGACAAACACAACTTAATCACTCCCGTTGTCGGCGTAGTGGAGTTACACGATGTCGAAATTGCAGATCCGGTGCGCAACAACAAATTTGTCGTAGGAACCATCTATTGCGAGCCGGGCGCGCGGGCTAACTTGCTGTACGGTTCTGGGAACGATTGGAAGATCATCAAGCAAGGACAGCCCACAGCGACCATAACCTTCCCCAAGGGCGCGGAGGTTTTCGCTGGGGAGGCCGTTCCCGAAACACTGCGCGAATGCATCGCGCACACCGCCGGCGTCATTGAATTCATCGAGCACGAGGTTTTTAAACGGGCGACCTGAAGTGAGCGTTCCTGCATCTTCAAGCCCCTTCGTGCCCAGCTCTCACCAACTTTGTCTGCACTCTGGTCTCCCACGGCAATTGCCAGTGCCTGAGCAAATCGCTAGGAGGAGCGTCGAAGACGGGGAGGATCCGAGAACATGAATATTTGCCCAATCTGTTCCGCCGCATCTGAGTTCAAGGAATTCAGAGGAAGACCGGCCGAACAGTGCCCAAATTGCTCCAGCCTGGAGAGGACGAGAGCGGTCTATCTCTGCCTGATGATGAAAGGCCGCTTGCCACAGATTGGCACTCCTCGTTTCGATCGCAGTATCCACCACTTTGCCCCAGAACGATCACTCTACAACGAGCTCTCAGCGCACGGAAAAAACGAGCAATATCGCTGCTACGATTTCTCACCTGAGATTTATAAGTTCGCCAATGGCCGCATCAAACGGCACGATCTCTGCGACCGGGATGCTAATCGCGACCTCGCAATGGCAGACATCATTCTGCACAACCACGTCTTGGAGCATCTGCCGACCGATTTCCGTCACGTCCTCGGCGACTTGAATAGCCGGCTCGCGCCCGGAGGAATACACGTCTTCACCTTGCCAATGAAGGGCGGCAAGTACGACGAAGATCTGTCGCCGAATCTAGCGCCAGAGGAGAGGAAGAGGCGGTTCGCGCAAGAGGACCACGTACGGATCTTCGGCCGCGACGACGCCCTAGAGATGATCGGTGAAGCTCTCGGGGGAAACGGATCGGTCTTCCGCCTGAACCACTACATCACGCCGGCCATGGCATCCGTCTTTGGCGTTAGAACCTCCTACGATATCGACGCCGGGGGCGGCGTCGGCGGCAGCACAGTGTTTTACTATGAAAAGCCAGCGGACGCCGCGGATGACTCGGTGTCCGCCTATCAAGGCAATGCCGCGACGAAACCTGGTCTCGCCGGGCTTCTGATCGAGCTAATAGATGCGCGGATCGCGGAAACCGGCGGCACCGACACGGCGAAGCGACCGTCATTCGCAGTCGCGCGTCAAACGATCGACCTCCTGGTTGATAGAATTGAGTCTCCTGAGTTTTATAGAAATATGGAAGAGGCGCCCGACTAACGTATGCTTAATATCGATCCTCTGATTTCCCGCTTGGAAGCTCTTTCAGAGCCAAGCAGAAATATCGACGGTCATATCGCAGGGCTGCTTGGCTTCAAACGGCGCACAGTCCAGGAAGCTGACCCGCGAACCGGCGAAACAAAGGTGCGTGAAGTCTGGGCTCTGCCAACTGGAGAGGCCCCCGCGATAGTGCCTAGCTATACGGCCAATTTGGATGCTGCCTTCGAGTTAATTCGCACCGTCGCCCCCGAAGCGGCTTTCGGTTGCACGTGGCACAGAGGATTCGGTCGCGCCTCGATTCTCGGCTCCGTGAGCGTTCAGGCGGCAACGCCAGCTATCGCCCTTTGCATTGCCGCCCTGAAACATGTGCAATCTCGACAATCAAACGCGTGACCCTTTTTGGGTCCCGCGGCATCAGGCGTCCAGCATCTCTTCCGCGCAAAGGACGTCGTTGCCAGCCATGATCTCCTGCATTTGGTTGTCATCGGCGCTCGACCTCTCGGTCGCGGCGCAATGTTTGAGGAACAGTCCCATCACGTGGTCCACGCCCTCCTGCCGCACCGAACGGAGGTCGGCATCGTAGTACGCTCCCGCGTTGAAGTTGCCGGTGATAATCTCGTAAGACGGGAAGTAATATACATCTGGCAATTGGGCAGCTGCCATCTCCGCGGCTACCCGAAGTACAGACTTGCTGTACGTCGTGGAAACCAGGACATGCCGCTTTTCGAAAGTCGCCATCAGCGGCACTGGGGATACTGTTAAGATCACCTTTACGCCGGGATTGATCTCCCGGATTTTGTGAATGGCGCTGAACAGGTCGCCGGCAACCTCGTCGACTCCGAAGTTGACGAACTCATACTTCTCTTCATCCATTCTGCCGGCTGCGACGCCGGGCGCGATCGGGAACACCGCTCCATCGATCTTTGATCGCCAAGCCTCCGTCAGGCCTAGAGTGAAGACGAAATAATCCATAGTCTCGATCATGTGCCGGACATGTCGGAAGTGCTCCGCGCGTTCAGTCTCGACATCGGCGACCGAAAGGCAGCGCGTCAGCGGCATCTCAGGTCGGAATGGATCAACGAACCGGCCGTCGCTCCTTTCCCAAGCGCTGTCGACAGGGGCGAACTTGCCATAAGCCCTGTCAATCAGTTGGTTGAGCTGTGTCGTCGTGTAAACATTCCCATAACGTGCGGAGTAAACGCCGTAGCCTTGTTCCGCAGGGCCCTGCTCGGCAACGTAGTAGTTCAACCCGCTGCGGTGAAGCGCCTTGGCCAGATGCTGAGCAAAGCAAGAACCCGCGGTCGCTACCTTGTCCTTACCCGTCACCCTAAAGCGAGAGGAGACGACTGGATCGACATCCTTGGCCGCAACTCCCTCAAACGCCTTTCGCCAGTTCTGATGCGCGGGAATTCCCTTGTAAGGATGCGGCCCCAATCCCCTTGCGGCGACAGCAGGCTTAGGTCTCTCCAGCACTGACTTGAAGAATTCAGCGTGAGCCCCACGCATGACGCCATGCGGCGAAACATCGGCGCGATCCCACGTCCCGTAAATATCGAAGGACGCATCCACAAACGATTCGAGATCGAACAAGCCGGAACCGCCGGGCAGCCGTTCATCCCTCTTGAACATCGTGCTGCCGCGAACTCCGTAGCGGGCGGCAATTTCAGGATAAACCGGCATAATAGAAAATCGCAGAAGGCTATGATGCGGATCCACTGAAACGCCGACCGGCCTTAATCCGGCGTTCCTCAAAACCAGTTCAGCGAGCTCCGACAAGGGCCGAGCAGCCGGATGGTTCATGGTAAGCATGAAAGGATCGTCAGCCTTCATCCAAGCTTGAAACAAGGGGCGCAAATCGATCCCGCATTCATCCCCTTCTTTAAACAGCACGGTTTTGGCGTTCTCGAAATAGTCCGAGAAACGAAGATCATCGAACGTCTGTGACGTGTAGAGGGTCTTTGCAACCTCGCGATCAACTCCATGCCACCAAGCGCCAAAAGCGATTGTGCTATGCAGGGCACCTGTCGGCGAGTGTGCCCGCTTTCCCTTGTGGGTTACATAAGCATTGTCAGGATGCAGACCCGCAAAGGAAAGACGGGGGATGGGGACGATCTTGTCGCCCTCGCCAAGCTGCTCTCGGATTTTGACAGCGACGGGAAGATGGGCAAAGACTCGGTGATATGGCTTTAGCAGTTCTTCATAGTCAAGATCGTAAGTGTGAACCTCTTTCGAGACGAACTGCACGTCACGGCACATGATGTCCGCACTGCGGGCGAACGTCTCTACCTGACAATTACCAATCACTAATGCTTTCAATTTCATTTCCTCACGCCACTGGCGCGCCAAACTAGTCCAAGAGCCCTGCGGCCTCAAGCCGCTTCGATCCTAGGCTGTGGAACGCGCCTGAATCGTTCTCAATAGAGAGGCCTGGTGTAGGTATCCCAAGCGTGGACAACCAAGCTGACGGCAGCATCCACCGCCGCGTTGCTCGTGTTGAAGACTGAAACCGCAATGTCATTTGCGTTCCTCGTGGCTGCCACCCGTCCACTACCTCCGTCCGGCATTGCCTCCACCGTGTAGAACGCGGCTCCGAGGTTGTGCGTGACCGTGTACGTTCCAGTCCCGGTCTTGCTTACGCTCCAGCCGAGATTTGACGCGTCACAGCCGCTCGCCAGAGCGCCTGCGCTGTCGAAGCGCACCGTCACAGTGCGACGCGTACGCCAAACGATCTTGTCGGATGCTGATGCCAGGCTGTAGGCGGTTGCCTTATTCTCAAAGGTGTTGCCGTCTTCAAGGACCGTAGAACCATTGAAGAGGCGAACAGCGGCGTCACCATACTCCTCGAAATTGTTGCCCTCTAATGAATTTTCGAGGCAGTTGTCGAGCCAAATAACATATCCAGGTGGTGCGGTATTCTTGGATCGCAAATGGTTTCCCTTAATCGTGTTCTTGTTGAAGTTGACAACCCGGATCATCTCAGCGCCGGTCGTGCTTCCGTGCACTAGAATCTTGTTGTCGCTGATGTTGTTGGAGTTTTTGCGGGTGTCGCTCGCGCCGGAGCCGACAATGTTAATTGCCCAGATATTCGTCTCGTTATGGTTGATCTCGTTGCCGAAGACGGTGATCTTCCCTTCGTTCGTGGGTCCGGCGTTGAAGAAAATCAGCCCCTTGTTGTTGTCTGCCGTGGTGTCAGTGACGTTGGACCCCATGATGATATTGAACAACACCATCGAATTGGCGCCTCCGATCGCTCTCACAAACTGAGGGCAATTTTCCATGGTGTTGAAGGCGATGCGGGCATACTCGCCATTATCGCCAAGGAAAATGCATGCTTGGTTGTCGACAAGCGGGTCGAACGGGCAGTCGATGAAGTTATTGCGCTCGATGACGGCGCCCTGGTGCCGGGTCGCCGGTTGGTTGCGGTCGACCCAGATTGGAAAGCCTGAGAACTTCGAGAACTTACAGCCGACCACCTGCGGCATAGAGCAGTGATTAAGATAGATGCCGGTTTGCGGGTCGGCGGCATTGTAGACGCCCCCATCAGCGTCGGACGTGCCGACGAATTCGACGCCTTCGATGCGGGGGCAAAAAAGGCCCTCGAGTGTCAGCGTATAGCCGATGGCCTGGCTGTTGATTTTGCCTCCTGCGCCGTAAATGGTTACGCGCTCTGGCGCCGGAAAGCCGCCGTTGTTCGTGCCGATGTAGGCCGCGTTGTTGACGTTCAGGTCGTCCGTCACAAAGCCGGCCGTGCGGCGCTTAACAAGGTATTCGATGAACCACTCGAGCGCTTGCGTGTCGCTGGAGGCTATTTCCTTGAAAAGTTCATTGCTCGGGTAGGCGTCAACATACTCGAACCATTTGCCGTCAGCGGACTGGACCTTAGCGTGATGCTGTGGCTCAGAACTTGCCCTCTGGTATGGGAAGCCCAGCACGTTGATCTTGTCGACATCATCGGCGAACGATTGAGCCTGAACGTTAGCGATCGTGCGCTTGATTGCGGCGCTCTCGACCACAGTCCCCCATGCACGGATCTTAGCTTTGTCCGGTTCATATGGGTCAGAGGAAGGACCATCGTCCCAGATCGCGGTGGCAAATTCGACCATGATTATTTCCCATGTAAAAAAGCTCCGGTCGCAATGCGGCTAGAGCAATGAAGAGGCGATGTACTTTTGCGGGCTAGGTGACGACGGTCGTTACCGACGCCTGCGAAGCGGAGGGCACGCCGGATATGTTCTCGGCGCCGCACCAGTATTTGTAGGTTCCGGCGCCGGGCGTATCGTTGAACGAAATCGTCTGGTTCGCTGTGACGGCGTACCGGCCTATCAGCGTAGCGGCGGCGAAACTCTGTGCCGTGGTGCCACGCTTGAAGACGAGGTAACGGGTATTGTCGTTTGCGGCTTTCGCGCTCACCGGAACCGTGGTGACTGAGTTGGGAGCGGTTAGATTCGTCGGAGGTCCTGGGGGCGTGGAGTCGACCGTCGAGGTGACGGTCTCCGTAACTGACCAGTTGGAACGCTTTCTGCTGGACGCCATGAAAGCGACTTGGATGTCGAGGACCTTGTCTCCCGGAACGGTGTTCGTCGCGAGATCGATGTATCCGCCCTGCGGCGCAGCGTCAGGGAACTGCTGTTCGATCCACGCCCCTGGGGTTCCAAGGCCGTCGGCATCGGCCACTCTGTAGCGAACTATCGGCGTGAAGCTGCGGTCTTCCGGGTCAATAACGACGACACGAATATAGACGCTTCCGCTGTTAGCCTTGGCCTGAATGAGGTTAATGACCGGAGTCGGTATATCCGAAGCGTTTACCGCTGGCGGTACCGGCGGCTGCTGCCCCTCCTCCGTCGGCGGGTTCCAGTCGTCAATCCCCTCGGGATGCTCGATGAAGTCCATCGTGAAGCCGCCCTTTGTGATGGCGACGATGGAGCGGCGGTTTTCGACCAGCTTCCCGTGGAGCTTCGGCAGCCTCTTGGGCGTCTCTAGCCGGACCCACCGTGCATAGACCGCGTTGATCCCCGAAAGCCGGACATCAAGGCTGCCCTTCACCTCCTGGCGCTGGCGCAGCCAATCACGCTTGCCGAGGCGCCGTGCTTGCCGCCACTGGTGGCACCATTCGTAGCTCCCTTCCATCGTGAGGACGCGGCCGGCAGCGATCTGCGCGTCTGTGTCCTCGAAGAAGTCGGTATCGCAGCTCGTGTAGTTCGTTGCCGGATAGGTGAATTTCGGCACGAGGCGGTTGCACTCGTCCTCGAACAGGACACCGTATTGGAGGTTGTGGCCGATGAGGTCGGCATCGCTCAGCGTTGCGGTCCGGCTTTCGCGGAACTTGCCAACGGTCAGGATGCGGGCACCGTCACCGCGAGCGACAAGGTGACCGTCGCAGGTTGCGAGGATCGCGTTCAGTCCCGACTTCGGGCCGTTCTCGGTCGTGTCCCAGCCATTGCACTGATATCGCTTTTCCGTGCCGCCGCCGGCGAGAGGGACATCCTCGTCGCAGATGTCGGCTTCCTCTTTCCAGAGGTCGATGACCGGCAAGAGCGCCTTCTGATAATCGAGGCCGAATCCGAACTCGTTGAAGCAGAGATGCCAAGCCAGAATGACGGCCGAGTTACGGGTCCACGTCCAGGTAGTCTGATCTGTAGGATCCTGCGCCGGGTCGCGAAAATCCCAGCAGTAGGCGCCGTCGATCTCCACCGAAGGCGACGGAGCGCCGTAAGGAAATGCCGTCTGCTGATCCTGCGCGTCCGCATTGTGCGCCCGCATAGCGAGCGACGCCTGTCCGTCGCCTCGATGATCGTTGGTCCAGATGCCGTCCGCGCCCAGTGCGGAGACGAGCTCGGCATAGGGCGTTTCGGGGTTCGCGCCGAGGCGCGTGTACAGCCTGACGTTTGCGGAGCCCGCGCCGTACCGGCCTCCCGTCGTTAAAGGCGTGACGACATTGTCGACGACCGTTACCTCATCGTCGTTCAGGTAGAACCGGTTGAACGACTTGATCCGATGGCCGGCGATGGCCTGCACCGAATAGAGGTTCGAGCCCTTCGCCTCCCACATCATCCGCGCGCCGGCAACGCGGGTGCGGCCGACGGCATAGACGCGGAAAGGGATCGCCTGGTTGAGCGGTGCCCGGCCGTCTTCCGGCTTCGGTGGCTTCGGCGCTTGCGCCAGAAGCGCCTGCAGCCCGATCGATATGGCCGTCGTTGCAATCGCCGACGCGAGCGACGCGTAAGTGATCGTTGAGGCGCCAATTGCGAAGCCGCCGGTCCCTAGCACAGCCGTGAAGATCGGCGTGAAGATCGGATCAAATAGAACTTCGCTGTAAAGCGACGTCGTGCAGCCCAGCCCATAGCGCTGCAGCATCATCCGGTGATGGAAACTCATTCGTGTCGATCTCCATCCGGCGCGCGCCAGGCTGCAACGTGATCAAGTTTCTTGGCGATGACACCGGACGGCGCCAGCAGTGCCCAGAGCGGACCGAAACGAATGGCGCAGACTTCCTTGACGCCGGCCATGCCAGCAGGCGCGAGCACAACGCCGACGTCACCGTCGCGAGGCTCGTCGGTACGTGCAAAGCCCATCGGCTCCAGTGCGGCCGCAGCGAAGGCAACCAGGCCACCGGCCCTCGCCAGAATGTCGTGAGCGCCTTCGGCCGTGCTGTATGTGCCGCGGTAGGCCTCCGCAGGATCGACGCCGACGCTTTCGCGCAGCCACGTTCCGCAGAAGGTCGTGCAGTCATCGCCAGCAACCCCGCCCCACCTGAATTGGTGTGGCAGGGCAAGAAATTCTTGCAAGGTCATGGCAGTCCTTAGAAATTCGGCCAGACTGGCTGAACGCCCCTGGCGAGCCGGCTCACGCCGTCGCAGAACTTGTCGGTTGGCGAGATCGCCTTCTGATGAGGAGATGACCAGACCGAACGGGCGCCACGCGACCGGGTTGCCTCCCCCGTCACGACGGCAAGCGAAAGCGTAATGCTCGGGCTATCGCCCTCTTCGACCGGTGGGCTCACCTCCCCGGTATGGGAGGCGGTCCCTGTCCAGATCGGAATGATGCTGCTCATCGGCTGGAAATACCGATCGAGCGTCGTCAGCCCCATCTGAACGGCGGCGCCGCGCACCGGCGGCAGGCTGTCGAGCATCTTCGCCGATGTCGTCGGGTCGAGCCCGGAAAGGGTGAACTCGACACTGTCAGCGGTACCGTTGACCAATATCTCGAGCGTTGGCACGCCGATGAGACGCCCGCCTCCGAGATAGACCGTCCCTGTCGGGTCGATGCTGTCGAAGTTGGCCGGGATATCGTTGATCCCGAACCAGAGATGCAAGGCAGGATCGGTGTCGACCCGGAGGAAGATGCCGAGCTGGTGGCTGCCGCGCATCTCCTCGACGATGTTCGATGGGATGAATTCCATCAGAACGCCTCCGTGAACTGAAGCGTCGGCCGAGAGTGATACCAGCCCTCATAATCCCAAGGCAGCGTGAAGCCGCGAGGGAACTTCATGACGCACATCGGCCGCGCCAGTTCGACACGCGTCCCGGCTGTCACGGCCTCCCGCAACGGAGGAGCGATAGCAAGCGTGTAGACCGGGTTGGTTTCGCTCGTCTTAGAGATGACCTCCCAGTATCGATATGCGCGCCAGCCCTTGGTCGGGTGGTAGATCGAGAACCAATCCGACCAGCGCAGCGGCCGAGCAGCGCCATAGACGCGCATTTTCAGGATGCCGGCCCCGAGTGCCGCCGCTTCTGTCACTTCGCCGTAGACGGTCGCCTGGCTGTAGCCGGAGCCATCCGAGAAGAAGGAACCGTCAGAGTGCGGAATGCCCTTAATGATTGGCCGCTTCTTGCCGTTGATGATCGGGAACGGTCCGATCCCGTCATTGATGATCGGCACGTTGAAGAAGCGATAGCCGCCGTTGCCGCGTGCGCCAAGCCAGTTGATGATCTCGTGACGTTCAGTGTCGTCAGCCTGCAGCGCGCACCGTTCGTAGGTTGCCGTGACGATACCGCCGCCGCTGGTCTCGATGCTGATCGACTCCCCGATACCATTGACGCCGCCGTCGATCGCCGACCCGGGATTGTCGAAACTCGCCCGGGTCGGCCGTAGATACATGATCGGCACAGTCGGCTGGTTGATGTAGACTGCCATCCATCAGCCTTTCTGCGCTACAAATCGCTTCTGCGTTTCGCCGAAACCGACGCGGCGCTGCTGCTCGTTATACTGAGACAGCGCCTGTCCAACGCCTTGCCTTACAAGGGCGCGAACGTGCTCATCGCCGTTGGCCCCGATCACGTTGACATTGAGGTTTGCCGGAGCGCTGCTGCTATTGCCGTTGCCGGCCATCATCCGGGCGCTTCTGTTCGTGTCGAATACCTGCGATCCCCGGGGCAGATTGATCAACTCCGGACCGCGCTCGCCAACAACGGAGAGGCCGCCCGGCGCATAGTTCGTGCCGTCGGCGAAAAGGCCGATGCCGCCGCTCCTCGCCAACTGCCCGGAGCCAGAGAAGATCGAGCCGGACAAGAACGAAAGCCATCCAGATCCCCCACCTGCCCCGCCTGTGGCGAGCGACGAACCTACCTGGCTGAGCCCGTTGCCAAACTGGCCGAGACCTTGGGTAGCCTGCTGCGCCGTACCGCCGAACTTCGCCAACGCCGCTTCTGCGCCGTCGAGCCGGCCGGCGAAGTTATGAGCGCCTTCGGGATTGCCCCAGGAGAAGCCGGACGGCCGCTCGAAGCCGGCGAAGGCCGCGGTCGCGCCCCGAACGTCCTTGGCGCTTGTCAGCGCCTGCCAGGCGCGGCTTTCCGGGCCCATGAGCTCGCTATAGGCGAATTCATGCTGCGCCAGAGCGTTGCTCAGGTTTCCCTTCCCGCCGATCGCATTGAACAGGTTGTTCCTGCGGTCGTTGTGCTGGTAGAGCCCGAAGGCGTTGCCGCCGTCACCAACCGCCAAGGGGTTGAACGCGCTTTCGGCCTTGATGTTGCCGAGAACGCCGGCGACCTGATGGTCGGCGAGGCCCTTCGACTTCCAGAAGTTCCATGCCAGCTCCGCACCCGACCCCGAGACCGGACCGAGCGAGGAACGCGCCACGGCACCGACTGGCGCAGCAAAGGAGGCGTTATCGTTCGCGGCTCCACCGAGCAGGTTGCTCACGACGCCACCGGCCCCGGATGACTTCCCGCTTCCGCCGGTCAGCCAATTGGCCGCAGCGGTAGCCAGCTGATCAAAGATGGCGTCCCAAGCCTTTTCGCTGGCCTTCTGCGCAGCGTTCAAAGCCGACTTGACGATTGCATCACCGATCTTGCCGCCGTTCGCCCATGCCTCCTGGTGAACGCCGTCGAAGAAGCCCTTGAAGGCGTCCTTCGCTTCATCACGGCGCAGGCCTTGGCGGATTGCGTTGGCCTCAGGGGAATTCAGATCCTCGTTGAAGCCGTAGCGCGTGAGCGTGGTCGCAACCTGCCGATCGATGGCGCTGCGCTCTGCCTGGCGCTCCTGAAACGAAATGTCGAGCCAGAAGTCAGCCTTTGCCTCGGCCGCCTGCCGATAAGCCTTGGTGACGTCGTCGACCCTCTCCTTCTGCGTTTCGAGCTCGAAGAAGTTCGGCTTCTGCCCTGGCACCGGGACGGCCGTCAGCCGACCATCAGAGTTTAGTATGGTCGTGGCGTCCGGGTCGCCGCTCAGTTCGATGTTCGGTCGGCTCGTCGGAACACCGGGATTGCGCGGCATGAAGTCCGCGGTGCGCATCGTCCTGCCGTTTTCGGTGAAGAACGATCCGGAGATAATGTCCTGAACGTTGTCGGCGCCGGCGATGCCCGCAATCCAAGCAGCGCGCGCTTCGCGTGAAGCCTCGATGCTGTCTCGGATCGACTTGGTAATGAGGTCGAAGGCGTCACGAAACCCTAGCACGGACTTAATGCCATACCGGTCCACCGCCTCAGACAGGAAACGCTGGGCGTTGTTGATGTCCGCAATGGACGCGGTACCCTCGTCGAGGCGCTCGCGCAGGTCACCGAAGGCTTGCGAGAAATCCCGGATAAATGCCGGATCAGCGTCGATGCTACGGAGGCCGCGAACCGCCTCGGAGAACTGCCGATTGACACCCTGCAACTCCTCGCCAAGGCCCTCAAGCTCCCGGCCGGCCAGTATCTCTCCAGCCTCCCGGCCCTGAGTGATCTTGTCGGCGCGGTCGAGCTCGTCGACGTAGGCCTTCAACTGCGGCGCAGCGTCGCCCCAGAGAGCGGCCGCGCGGCGGATCAGATCGTTCTGCTCTTCGAAGAGCTTGCTCGTCTTGTCGGTCCCGCTTTCGGCCGTCATGAAATACTGGACGAGCGCGGCGGTACCGGCGGTCAAGCCAATCGTGATCAGCGATACTGGGCTGATGAGCGATGCAAAGGCCGAGGCCAGACCTGAGACTGGCCGCTCCATCGAACCGAGAACGGACGCAAGCTGCGTGCCCTGCTGCAGGCCGATCATCAGCGGGTTCATGCCCATCGCTGCCGTAACGGCGATGTCCTGAAACTGGAACGCAGCGTTGGCAGAGTTGAAGCCCTGCGCGCCCGGCCGGTTCGTGTTAGCAGCCTTCACGGCAGCGCCGGCGGCCGTCGCCGACGTTTTCAGCCGTTCATAGGCCTGCCGCTCACGATCGAGCGCCTGCGTCATCTCCTGCGCGGTGATGGCGCCGAGTTTATGCGCCCGCTGGATCTCGCCGATCGAGGCCTCGTAATCCCGCGTGGCTGTCGCCAATGGCTGATACTTCAGCGTGAGCCGCTCCACTTCCATCCGGAATGCGCGTACATGCTCATCCTGCGCTCCGAACGAGCGGCCGAGATCGTCAATCGGCGGCTTGAGCCTCCCAGCGCCCTGCCCTGCCTTCCCCAGCGCACCGCCAAGCTGCTCGACCTCGTTCTCGAGCTTCCCAACCGCCTGCTGAGTGCGGCCAGCGGCTGCCGTCAGGTGATCGAGGTCAGCTGCGCCTTTGACGGCCGGCGAACTGTCGATCTTGAAACCAAGGGTAGCTTCAGACATCGGCTATCACTTCTTGCTTGGGAAAAGCGCATCGAAGAGACGCGCGGAGAGCGGACGCTCTGAGACTTTCGGCTTCTCTGGCTCCGGCTCATCCTTCGGCGCCATGATTTCACGGCGCTTCAGGTCCATCGCCAGAATGGCATCGAGCTGCCACTGCTTGAGGACGAGGCCGCGAAGCCTCGCCCATTCTCCAATTGCCTGAAACCCGAGAGCGTTGGGCCCGTAGCCGTTCCCGGTGCGCTGGCTGTCCAGCTCTCGGAACCACCACCAAACCTGCTGGCCGGCAGCGGGGATAGCGAGCTTCTTACCTTCATGCTGATCGACGATAAGCTTGCAGAGCCGGTCGATCAGCTTTTGGTAAAAGAGCCGCGGCGAACCGCGCGAACCTCGACCTGCTCACGGATGATCCGGAACTTAGTGTAGAGGTTGCGGACATTCTCCTCCGCGAAAGGCACAACACTGCCGCCTATCTTTGGATTCGGCGACCAGCTCATCGTTGCCTTTGCGAGGATGGCGACCATGCGGGCGTCGCTATCATCATCCCGTGCCTCTCCAAGGCTTTCGCGCTCGGCCGCAGCCTTGGCGAACTCCGCGGCGACATCACGGACAGCTTTCTGCATGCGGTCGCTGTCCGGGCCGACTACTCGGATTTTGAGACCGATTGGCTTGGCCTGCTCGTTCAGGATATCGATCTCGATACCCTCCTCCTGGGATTGGACGAGGGCTTCGAGACCGGAAAGGTCGACAAACTCTTCAGCCATTACGCACCACCGACAGGAGCGACCGTCAGAACGGCGCTGTTGATTTCGACATTGCCCTGCAGCAGGCGAGCAGTGTTTGCTCCGCCGCCGTTCTCCTGGGCGGTCATGACGATCCCGTAAAAATACTTGATCGTGCCCGTCGGTACGGTCGTGGCGGTATGGGTGCCCGACTGCGTGCCGGTCGTGGCGATCGCTGCACCGCTAGGCGTCGCCGCGACCTGAAAGTCGTTCGTGCTCGGGTTGACGACATAATACGTGGTCCCTGCCGTAAGCCCGGTCGGCAGTGCGCCAGTCGTCGAGAACTTGACAGGAGTGCCGGCCGCAAGGCCATGTGCGGCCCACGAGATAACGCCGGGAGACGCGATCGTCATCGTGACAGTCGACGTTTTTGCCGGGGGTGCGTCGTCGAAGGCGAGCTTGAACGGATAGTTGTAGTCGGTCGCCTCGGCCGCGATCAGCGCAATCTGACCGGCGTCGTTCGGCAGGATGATGAAGTTGTTCTGCATCGAGCCGGCGTTGCGCGTGCCCTTTGCCTTCAGGTCGCGCCCCGAAGAGATGATGGACTCGGTGATCAGCGCGGCGGCATCGCCGATGGCGCCCATCGTCTGCCATCCCTTGATTTCGGTGAAGGTGACCGAGGTGAAGAGGGATTCGATGATGTCGGCATCATCCGGGACGTCCTTGACGGCCGCGCCGATATAGATTTTCGCACCGGCGACCGGGTAAAGCTGAGCCATAGCTCATTCCTTTCTGTCTGATTGCGCTTGCCGAAGGCGCAGGAACGGCAGGCCAATCAGGCCGGAACTTGCGGGTAGCAACGCCACCGGGTGGTGACGGGTATGTTGTGGTGGGTATCCCCTGTCACGAGGACGCCGATTTCCGGATCCTCGTCGATGCGGACTTGCGTGTCGGTTCGGAACAGCTTTGTTCCGCGGCGAAAATGCGCGCGAAGCTGGCCGGCGAGATTGTACCCGTCGACGATCGCGGAGCCTTTCGGCCACATAACGTTGCTGCGCATAAAGCCTTGCCGGATCGGGTCCATTACAAGCGACAGGTCGGTCTCGATCGAGCGATTGAAGTGGACCTCGACCGAAACGAACTTACTCTGTGCCGTCGGCGCGAAAGGCACTCCCGGCAGGACGATGGTCACACCGGCCGGCGGGACAAACGCCTGCACTCGAAGCACCAGCGCCTGATAGATTTTCATTTCCACCGTATCGGCCATCTGCTACCTCTGGCCTATGGCCGAAAACAAAGCGCTCTCCGATACCGAGGTGCATGACCTCCTGCACGAGGCGCAATCGCTGCTGCTGAACAAGACAGTGCGAACCGAGAACGGCCGGCAGGTTCTTTCCGCTGCTATCCGTGATCTCGATGTCCTTCAGAAGGCTCTGATCATCATGTCCGAGGGGACGGACCCGCTTCAAAGCGACCGCGAACCTTCGCCTCAGCTTCCTTGACCGTCTGCGGCCAGGTCTGGGCCTCAGCATCGACAAAGCCGAATCCCTGCTGATTGTAGACGCGGCCGAGACTGTCCTGTCCGACGAAGCCGTAATTCATGCGCGGGCCGTAGGCGGCCTGAAAGCCGAGGTAGAGCGTCTCGCCCACGTCGAGATTGGAGATGATGAGCTCGATCTCTCCGCTCTGATCCGGATACGCCCTCTCGCCCTCATCCACGCGCGGCATTGTCGACGTCGATGCCATCAGCGAGTTCTTGAGGTTGCCGGTATCGACCGGGATGCGTCCACCCTCCGCAACCGATCTCCGAACGTTGTTCGCGACCATCTGCGCCGCGGTGCGTAAGACGGCCGCCTCGCGCTCCTTCTCCGCCTGCACCCACTCCGAGACCTGTGCGGCGAAGCTCAGATTGTTCTTAGCCATTATCGGCCTCGCGATCTCGCGTATTCCTCGGCGAATCCAAAGTTGTATTCGACATGGCAGCGGCAGCCGATGATCTCGGCAGCGCCGGCGCCGAGGCTGGTATCGCCCGGAAAGCGCATCATAGCGCCCGATGGCGACTGAAACGGTAGGTCCATACCGGTGACTTCCTCCGCATTCAGGACCTGATGCGTGTGGCGAACACGGCCGTCGCCAACCGAACGCCACCGGCGGGTGACCATGCTGGCGTCACGGCCGGCGCGGTCCAGTCCCTGCTGATAGGCTTCGTGCTTCGCAGCGTGGACCGAGGATTGCGTTTCCGTCCGGGCGATGGTCTGGGCCCGGAGCTGGACATAGCGGTCCGCCAGGCGGCCGGTGATCTTCTGCACGGCGTCGGCCGGAAGCGGCTTCCCTTCCCGAATAGCCTTGGCGACCTGTCGATCGAAGCGCTTATCCCGCCTCGTCAGCGTCAGGTAGTGCTTCACGCCCTCTACGTCGCCCGAGAGCAGCGCCGTTCGCGCGTTCTCGACTGTGCGGGCAAGCTGGGACGTCATGCCAAGCAAACCGCCCTCACGGCGACCGGTGATCCGGTTCACGCGGCCGGCGATGTCGAGAGCGATCGTGTTCGGCCCCTGCCCCTTGGCATAGCCGGCTTCGATCCGCTCACGGGCCATCTGCTTCGTGTCTTCGGTGACGTGCGTGATCATCTTCGAGGAGGCTTCGCGGATGATCTGCTCGGCACGCTGGTTCTGGACGTCCCACCTGAAGACGACACGGCCGCCCGCCGGGTCCGACAAGCGCGGCATGTTCTTGGCGACCAAGAGCCCGCCGGAGTTGAAAGCCGTCCGGATCGCCTCGGAGAGCGGCCGGAAGGCTGCCGGGTCGATGTGAAGCGCGGCAATGGCGCCCTCGATGTCCCGGCCTTCCAGCCGCTCGACGACCTCCTTCAACACGATCTCGGATTTGATGTCCTCGATTGCCTCTCGAAAGGCCTTCTCCATTGCTGGGGAAAGCTCCTCGATGAGAGCGTCGAGCTGCTGGCGAAGAGAGGCCAAGGATTATCGCCCCTTGCGATGGGCAAAGGTCCGCTGCTCGGCAAGCGCCTTCTGGACGCCTTCCTGTACAAGCTGGCGAATGCGCGCATCACCGTGCGCGCTGTCAACCTGCACTTCGATGTGCGTGCCCCAATCGCGGATGGCGTCTTTTGCCGGCATGGCGGCGGCCTTTGGGAAACCAGAAGCCCTCTCGCCGACCAGTAACGCCACAGGAGCGGCTACTGCGCCGCCGAAGGCAAAGCCGAAGAAGGAGCGCCGGTTCATTCCTGCGCTCCCTTCTCGCCCTTCTTCGCGACCTTCTCTGCCGGCATTTCCTCGGCCAGGCCGATGCCGATCAGAGCCCGCGCCTCCGTCTCCGGCATGTCAGCCGTATCGCCGACGCCGCGGCCCTTGTAGTTCTTCACGAAGCGGATTTTCATGTGGGGGTCTCTTTTCATCGATGAGCGCCTCGACAATCTTGGCGCGACGTAGTTTGATTTTCTCGCGTGACTTCCGTGGGATTGAACCGATGTCTTCTGATCGCCTGCCCAGCATCCTTGAACTGGTCAAGGCGGCCTTGTGGCCGGCAATTGCTTTGATAGCCCTGCTGATGTTCTTCTCACCACTCAGTCAGATCATCATGAGTGTTTCTCGTAGAGCTGATCAGATTGAGACGCTTAAGCTTGGAAGCTTGGAACTCAACATCCAGGTCAGTCAGCTCCCACGAGCCGACAAGGAGACTGCAGAAGCGATCTCCGGTATGGACAACGAGATGGTTCGAAATTTGCTGTTTGCGCCTGATGGCTCGTCACTATTCGGGCATTGCTACAAACCGGAAATCGACCTCTCTCAGAATGAACATGCCGCCATCGAGAGATTAGCCTCGAAGAAGTTGGTAACATGGACAAAGTCGAACGATCCTGGCGAATGCGCTGAGCACTATTCAGTGGAAATTACTGCCCTGGGTACTAAAGCCCGTCGCTTCCTCTTCGACCTCATTTCCTCGCAAGTTTCCTCTTCCATCGCTCAGTAGCCGCGGACACTACGCTACACTTCTCCCCTGGACGATGAAGACGACCGGCGTGATGCCGTCGTATTTGTTCGGGTCTCCGGCAACGATGGCGTACTCCGCCCCATTGGCGTTGACGACGTCGCCGACGGTGGGCTCGATCGCCAGCCCGACCGCCGAGATGTAAATCTGCATATCCCCGCTGAGAATGACCGTGCCGTCGACGTATCGTGCCTCGTACGCCATCGGGACGAGCGTGGCCGGGTAAGGCGTCGGGACAGGATCGCCACCATAGACCGGGTCCGGCGGCTCAAGTCGCGTGACGACACCCGCCTGCCCAAACTCCTCAATGAGTTCGTGCGCAGTCGCCTGCATGTCGGCATAGTCGAACGTAGCCATCAGCAGCCAACCGAGAGAATACCGAGGCAGACAAGGCTGTCGTCGCGCAGGAAAGGCGCCAGCATGCCGTCTACGACTGAGATGATGGGTGTGAGGTCGGCGCCAGTCTCGCTCTCGCTAGACGTGCTCTGATATTCGACCTCGAGCTGTCCTACCTTCTTCCGCTTCACGCGGGTGGCGCCGGATCCGACAACCGAAAGGCTGCCGGGTTTCGTCGCTTCCTGGTAGGCAGCATAAAACGATGCGTGAATGACGGCAGTCGGGACCACGTCGGACGGGATCAGCTTGCCGCTGACAATCGCGCCCTCGCGCGGCCAGGAACGCTCCTGCAACGGGTCTGCAACGCTGCCGACGAAACGGGAGCCGTACACCGCGTCGATATACTGGCTCCCACGATTGCGGAGCACGGCAGGCGACGGCGCGCCAGATGGCAGCGTGTAGCCGTTCTCTGTCAGCCACGTCTGAAACGCGGCATCATCACCGTAGCCTGCCATGGATTAGGCCTCTGCCTTGTGCAGTTCGACGAAGGCAGCCTTGTCCTCATCGGACATGTCGGCGAAGCCTTCCAGGTCGTCCTTGCGGAGCGACTTGGTCACCGGCACGCCGTCCTTGCTGACAAAGAACCAGCCCACGCCCTTCTGGTTGACGGCATAGCCTTCACCGATCACGGCTTCCTTGTCCTCGCCACCGGACGAAATCACCTCATACCGGCCGGCCCATGCCTTCGGCTCTTTCTTCAGGGTCAGTTCGGTACCGACCGCGATCTCTTTGCCGGTGCTGGCATAGATGCCCGGCTGCGTGATCTTCACACGTACGCTCATCGGCGTATCTCCTTGTTTCAGAAAGGGAAAGCCCCGCCCAAAGGCGAGGCCCAGCCTCAGTCGATGTCGGTGGAGTAGAAGACGCCGGTCTTGCCGTTGTAGTCGGCCCGGATCTCGATGCCCATCGCGCCCATGACCAAGAACTGATAGTTGTCGGTCGGGTTCTGGCGGGTCATCGCCGTCGTGTTGACGGCCATGCCTACGAGCGGGCGGATGAATTCGGAGCTCGGCACGAAGCCGAAGAATTCATTCCCGGACAGCTCATAGGTCACCGCGATCTTGTTGATGCGGCGGTTCGTCAGCAGGTACTGCAACAGCGTGCCGCCCTTGAAGCCTGCAGAGCCGGAATAGGAGCGGTCCAGGTTGCGGCCGATCTCGGGCGAGACGTAGACGTTGACCTTGCCCGTGATCAGGTTGTCATCGAGCATGGCGCCGAGCGTCTGGCTGAAGAAGGTGTCGATCGCGTCCGAGGTCGTCGCCGGCGACGTCAGGTCGATGTTCGCCCCGCCGGCAGCAGCGCCGAGGTTGATCGCCTTCGCCAGCGGCGACGTGCGAATGCCGTAGGCGGTATAGCCGCCGACCTTGATGGTCGCGTCGCCGTCGAGAGCATAGAGCGCCATGTCGCGACGGATCTTGGCGGTATGCGCCTCCTGATCGTCGGACAGAGCGTCGAAGTTCTCCGACTGCAGCGTGTTCCATTCCCGCCATTCCCGGCCGTAAGCCGTGGAGAAGATCGGGACCGGAGAGCCGCGGTAGTCGTAGACGACCTTATCCATCGGCACGGGCACCTGGCCGGACATCGAGCGGACTACCGAGCCGGCATCCGAAGAAACGCGGTTCAGGTGGACGAGCTTGCCGATGTTCACGGCCTTTGCGAGCGGCATCAGGTCGGCCATGTAGACCTGACCTTCGTCCGAGCGCATGACGCGACGGGTGATCCCGTCGAGGTCGAGCCACGCGTCGCGTGGCAGGATGGCGGCCGCGTTCTGAACGGTCGCCAGCGCGGTTTCCGTCTGGTGGAACCATTCGCGGTTCGCCTGTACCTCGTCCCACCAACCCGCATGGATTCGGGAGTTGGCGACGAGCTGGGAGGAGAAGTAGCGCATTGTTCGATCGCTCCTTAAGCGGCTGCCAGATGGCCCTTGGCCGCGCGCACGCGAACAAGCTGATCCGATCCGGTGGTGTTGTTGTAAGCCTCTTCCGCAATCGCGATGACGCGGTTGCCGGCGGCGACGGGCACAAAGCGGCCGGTAGCGTTCGTCGTGAGACGGGCGCCCTTGGCGATGTTGTTGCCGGTCGGAACGCGGACGTTGAAGAACTGCTCGTCCAGCATTTCCATGCCGATCATGGTATCGCCGGAGGCCCAGGCTTCGTCGACACCCTTCATCTGCAGGTAGTTATCCTGCGCGATGAAGACCTTCTCGACGGTGGAAGCGCCGGCGATGGCGAAATGGCCGCTGCCATTGAAGACGACGGCGAGGCCCGGGAGGGTGGCGGCCGCTGCGAGCGCTTCCTGCACCTGCGGCAGCCGTTCCGTTACCGGGCCGGCGAAGATCTTGTTATAGCGAGCCATGATTATTCACCCTCCGGCAGCTTGTAGGACGGCTTGTCGCCGGCAGGCTTGAAGGCGCCATTCAGCGCTGCGGCCTTGCCGGGTTCAGCCTTGGAAGCCAGCTCCTTGAGCGCGTTCAGCGTCAGTTCCTTGGCGGCGGATTCGCTCAGGACGTTCGCCTTGACGACCTTCACGACCAGTTCAGCCTTTTCGGCTTCTTCCTTGGCCTTCTGGTTGGCGACCATCTCATTCTGTGCGTCGACCAGCGGCTTGACCGCGTTGGCGACGGCGGCGCCGATCGTGTCACCGATCTTGGCCATGCTTTCCGAGAGGGTCTTGACCTCATCGGAAAGCGATTTGAACTGCTCGTCAGAGACAGGCATGTCGTCTTCCTTTCGATTGGTTGAGGGAACCCGCCCGGAGCCTACGGCTTCCATGATCGCGGCTTTCACTTTGTCCCAGATGCCGATGTTCTCCCGGCGCCTGAGAGCCTCGACGAGGCGGGTGCCCGCCCAGTCGATCTCGCGGTCAGCTTCCTCTGTGAGGGAGGAGTTGATGACCTCGATTTCTTCCTGCTCGCCATTGGCGTTGACCAGCATGCCGACACCCTGCTCAGGCGTAGCCGCGCCGCTCTCGTTCAAGAGAATGGCGTCGTGGTCGAACTGGATGTTGCGAGCGATGTGCTTGTGGTCGGAGGCGTTGGACACGGCCTCAAGGTTGGCGAGCAGACCGGTGGAGGTGTGAACCGGCTCGCCCTTCTCGATCGCGGCGAGGACTTCCTTGCCGCCTGGCGACCGGTTGGCGACCTCGACGTCGATGACCTTGTCAAGGAAGACGCGGCCGTTCTCGCGGCGCACGTTCTCATTCCAGGCGCCGATATAACCGAGGTTGATGCCCTCCGGATCGCGGGCCGAGACGAACTTGCCGTTGATCATCGGATGGCCGAGCGGCGCCGGCGTCCTGTTGAGGCTGACATAGCTCTTCTCGATCTCGTCGGCGGGATACATGATCCCGTTCATGATGATGTTGTCGGGGAGCGTGGCGCTGGGGACGATGACGACGTCACGGCCGTTGCGCTTTTCCTTCCGGACAGCCTTCGTGTTCGCAAAGCTGCGAACGTTGACGCGGACGTGCTTCATTCTACGGTGTCCTTTGGTTTGGTGCCGAGAGCATCGCGGGTCTCATCGTCCGTCGGCTCGTTTGCGAACTTGTCCGCATCCGACAACGGCTCGTAACCAACGACGGCGCGGATCTCCTCGTCGGTGAAGACGATGACGCCGGTGCCCATTTTCTGGTTGGTGTCGGCCATCTTGCTGGCGCGCTCGATCTTCTCCGACATCGAGCTTTCGGTCAGGTCGGTCCAATCGACGAACCAATCACGCTTCGGCAGGATGCCGACGCGCACCAGGCGCTGAATGAGTGCCCGGATATTCGGGATGACGTAGTTGTTGCGGCGCGACATGTTCGTCAGCGCCCATTCGTCCGCGTCTTCCTTGCTGGCCCGCTCGCCCGTCTGCATGCCGACGAGGATTTTGACGGGCATGTTGATCGAGGCTGCGAACGACTGCAGCGCGATGGCGAAGAAATGCTCCGGAGACGGCAGGGTGATGCCCAGCGTCTTCGCCTCCATCCCCTGCACCATCAGGAGCTTGTCGAAGCCCTTCTGCCAGTCCTCGACCTGGTCGTTCATCTTGTCGACGAGCTCGTCGATCGGCACGCCCATCATGCGGGCCATCTCGGTCAGCTTCGCTTCCGGGTCGACTTCGAGCACCGGTGCGGACTTGGCGTTCTTCCAGAAGCCCTCACCGCCGGCGCCGCTCACCTTCTCAAGCGTCAGCAGATCGTTGTAACCGGGCTCGAGGATGGACTTGCCGTGAACGGTGCCATTCTTCGACCAGATGATGACGCGGTCCGGATGCACCACGAAGGACCGCGGCTGCTGCTTGCTGTCGACGGCCGATTCGTTGAACTGGAACATCTTCGGCTGGCCGTAGCTCTCGGACCGCTCGTCGGTGTCCCACTGAGAGACGGTAAGCTGCCCCTCCCAGGCGGGGATGACCTCTACGAGACCGTCGAGACCACCGGGAACACGATCAACCGGCTCCTCGAAGAGCTTGCTGTCTGCAAACCTGAGGATGACGCCGGAATAGGCGCCGACCAGCGACATGCCGTCCGCCTCGGAGAGCCTCGGCCAGAGCCGGAGATCGTCGAAGCGCTGGCGGATCTGCTTTTCAAGCGTCGTCTCGTCCGACTGACCGACCTCGGACCCGTCACGCTCCTTTTCGAGGAGGAACGGATTGTCCTGCCATGTCTTCAGCACCGTCTTGTTGACCCCCGCCTGCGCGATGCCGTTGCGGGTGTACATCCCATAGAGCTGCTGAAAATTCAGCGTCTCCGGATAGCCGAAGTCCTTGTAGTGGTTGTGCTTTGCCGAGGCGAAGTAGCCCGGGAACATCGCATCGAGCCGGCGAACTGCATTGTTCACCACCAGTCGCAATTTGTTCATCGGTGCCTCTTCGAAAGGAACATGACGGCGGCGGTACCGTAGTCACGCGGCGCAAAGGCCATCACAAAGGCGTCGGCGAGGTTCGGAGACGGGATATCGCGCTTGTCGAGATCCTTCTTGCTCTCCACCTTCGAGCGGCCGGCGTTGTCGTAGTCTTTGCGCGGCGTCGACAGCTCATCGATGAGGCGGTCGAGGTGATCGCACTCGCTCGAAATGGAGATGAGGTCGTCGGGGCGGAATTCGTGCCCCTTCTCCACCGCGTTGAAGGTGTTTCGGAACCGGCGGGAGACGTCCCACCATGTCTGCGCCTTCAGGTTGGCGTAGAAATCCTTGTTCGTCGGCGCTTCCGGGTCGTTCTCGTCGATCCGGTCGTCTGGATTAAGCACGGCCCCGCCGGCGTTGAACTTGAAATAATCGATCCGGGTGCCGAACTCCTCGTTCAGCGCCTGGAAGTGGGCGCCGGCGAAAGCCCCTACCCCGATGCTGTCGTAATCGATCGATGCGCCAAGCTCTCGAGCAAGCGCATGAACGCGGCCGGCTGACTTGAGCAGCTCGTCCTCGCGCGCCTTCCATTCGTCGACATGGGTGGCAAGGAAGCCATGCGCAGCGACCGCAGCGTTCTTGTCCTCGCCACTGTCCGCCACGTCGAAGCCGACGCGCTTTCTGCCGGCCGGCTGGATGCCGAGCTTCTTGTGTGCGTCGATTGCCGCCCTGATCCACGACCGCTTGATGATGACCGCATCATCGTCTTCGAGCGGCTCGCCCAAGTAGATGTGGCGATATTCGTCCTCGTCCTCTTTCCGTTTCGCCTCGATGACCTTCAGGATGGTCGCCGAGAGGAAAGGGTTTTCGTTGTAGTTGATCTGCCGCTTGATCGTGTCCGGCGGCGTGTTCGTGACGAAGCGGCGATAGACGAAGTCCGTCGTCAGCCGCGGATTGAAGATGATCCAGAACTGCGATCCCTCTTTGCGGAGGGTCGGTTCAAGAATGTCCCACTGCTCTTGCGTGAGGTTGTGCGCCTCCTCGATCCAGCAGATGTCGATGCCTTCGAGGGACTTGATTTCGTCGATATGGCGCCAGAGGCCATAAAACATGAACTCGGAGCCGGTCCGCTTATGCCGGATCGAGTTCTCAGTGATGATGAACTCGTTATCGAGGCCGAACCGCCCGATCTGGATCTTCAGAAGGGTGTAGACCGACTCCGCGATCTTGTTCTGGAACTGACGGGCGCACAGGACGCGGATCCTGCATTGCGTCGCCAGGAAGATTGCGAAGCCGGCCGCGTCCCATGACTTCGAGCTCGACCGCCCACCATAAAGAACCCGGTTGCGGGCTGGGGTCAGCCAGAAGCTGCGCAGTGCCGGGTTGAGAGTGGCCTTATCCTTCCGAGCCGCCGTAGAAGTCTGCGAGCGATCGGCCGCCGCTTGGTTCATCTGGTTCGGCATCGAGGTTATGCGCCTGCCTTTCGAGCGGGATCAAACGAGCGGTGATGCGCGAGAGCTTTTCGAGCAGGTCGCCCGGGCTTTCCTTGTCGCCGAGGCATGGCCCGTCAGGTGCAACGCCCTGCATGTATGTGGAAAGGCGTTCGGCAAGGACGCGCTTCAATCCGTGAAGCTGCTGCAGGTCCTTCCGATGAGAGGTGACGATGTTAAGGCCGCGTAGAGCAGCCCCTTCGATGATCTCACTGTCCGACGCGCGTTGGGGCTGCGTACCGTCCTGCGTACCATCGGTGCGTACCAGCTTCTCGCGTACCGCCTGGCGGACCTTTTCGGCCAAGGCCCTTTGCCAGCCTTCTGCCTTTGCTCGCTTCCGGATGGCGCCTTCAGTAATCCCGTGCGCGGTAGCGATGGCACGAAGGGATATCTGGCCAGCGCGGTACTCGCGCTCTATGGCCTCCCAGTCGGCGCGGCTCTTTTCGTCCTTACCTGTGGACATTCGTTCACTCTCTTAGATCGCCCATAGAATATTGCGCCAGGCGCTGCCAACCTGAGCTAGCGCCATACTCAACCAGAGGGCCACCTTTTCGGGGTACACGATGAAGAAGCGGAACTTGATTTTAGCGGCAATACTCGTGGCTCACGGCGCAAGTGCTCAGACACTACAGTACGACGCACAACTCGGCCCGGATGGCAAAATCAGCATCACACCGAAGGGCAGCCCCGAGGGTGGGATGGACTCTGTGCTCAAAAGCGAGAGCAGCAAGGTATATATTCTCAAAAACGAAGAAGGGGCCGTGAAGGCAATCTACGATTCGCAGACCGAAGCACTTCAGCAGCCTCTACAATCTGGCGATACTGTTGAGGCCGTGGCAACGGTCGGATATGTCAACAAAGCTGCGTCCGCTGGCACATCAGAAATGCGAAGAATGGCTGAACAAGTGGCGCGCGACATGCTCGAACAGACCCGATCAGTAATGTGCTCAATGTCTGTCAGGCCGGAATCCTTCACGACTGGGGCGGAAGTTAGCTTTGGGATCCTTGCTGGAGCCACCCTTCAAGTCTCCGCGACCTGGCAATCAGCAAGTGTTTGCCAGAAGTGAGGCAGGCGAGCTCCCTGGGTGCTCTACGCTGAGACGGAGGGAGAAGATCAACACCCACTGGTACGTGCTGCGCTCTATTACCTGGTGGAGCGCATACCCTTCTGCTGCCTTCTCGTTGATGATGGCTTCCATGCCCGGCATACCCCTGGGTCCAGAATCGTATTCAACGACGCGGTAGCGATCGGGCATGGACGCCTCCTCCAAAGAAAGCCCCACTCACCTGTTGCGGTGGCGGGGCTGGGGATGGTCAGGACGGTTCCGTTTCCGGGGCGTATTCGCTGCCGTCCTGATCTACTCGGGAAGCCGTGCCGTAGCATGGACGGATAGATGTCACCTCTTCCCGAACTGTGACCGTCTGGCGACCCGATATCGCCAGCTTGAGGCGGCCCCCCGTTTTCACGGCGGCACGAAAACCAGAATTTGGTAATATTCTTCAATATGCCGCGAACGTACGTTGCGACTGGGTTTGCCCCGGCGAGTTCCGCAAACTGAACAGGCAAATCATCCGTAAGAAAATCTATACGGCTCGCCTGAGATTTGCAACCTCTGCGTCACCAGTGAGCGCGTTCAATTCACTGATAATTTTCTGAACGCGCTCTTTGATCTGCGGGCTTAGAGAATCTATAGCCCTCTCCGCCTGATCGACCATAGAGACGCGAGCTTTCCGGCCCTTCGGCAGGATCTTCCGGAGCTGGCCGCGCAGGTGCTGGATTTGCTCCTGCCGCTCGTTCTCGTTCCGGCAGTGCTGCTCGTAGAGGAAGGCCTGCCGACGCTCGTGCTCGGCGAAATACAGGGCCTCGATGGTCACGTCGGGAAATTCCAATGGACCGTAGTTGGCGCCGCGGAGGAAGCAGACGACGCCGTCGACCCGGCGGAGCTCCTCGAAGTTCAGCCTGGGCAGGTTCACGAAGGCATAGCCGACGAGGAACGGGAAACGCTTCTGGAGGATCTGTTTCGTCCGGTGATGCTTCAACTCGGTGTAGAACGACGGCATGAAGATGTCGAAGCCGTCCTTGCGGCAGTTCCGCTCGATGATCGACTCCATCCGCCGGTTTTCCGGGAGGCGCTCGTCGACGGCCGCCATGCGCTGGTAGCCGGGGGCCGTCCTAATTGCGTACCAACGTGATCTGTTCATGCTTTTCCCTCGTTCTTCTTCGGCAATGACCGAGCATGGTGGTTTCGGCAGTAGCGGCCCGTTGTTTCCGCCGCGCAGAACAGGTACGGGCCGCCGGTGTTTAGGGGCCAGCAGCACTGGCCGGCCGATAGTTCGTGGAGGCGTTTTGCCGAAGGCAGGCGCTCAGCGTCGTATTCCGTCGGCGGCGCAAGCTCGACTACAGGTTCTGCAACCGGTTCCATCTTGCGGATACGCGGTGCCGACTCCCTCTTCCGAGGCTCGCGCTGTGCTATCGGCCTCTTGCCGGGGGTCTTGCGCTCCTCACGCTGTGGGAAGAGCTTCCGGTTGCGGTATGCGAGTCCGACAATGACGTTCCGGCTGACGCCAAAGCGCTTGGCGATCTGGGAGGCGGAGAGGTCATCTCTCCAGAGCTTCGCCGCTGCTTCGATGTCGACGGTTCGGTGCTGGATGGTCATGCCGCGCGCTCCTCTTCCGCGGGCTCTGCCGCTTCGATCTCGGACTTCACCTTGCCGCGGTACGCCATCTGCTCGGAGGTGGCTTCGCTGGCGTCGGGGAGCGCCAGCATGCGGGCCAGCTCGTCGGCGCGCTCCGGCGAGATCGGCTCGGGCCTAACGTTCAGCTTGGTATGGATCCTGTTGCGGTTGACGCGGACGGCGATCGGCGACCAAACCTCGTCGATCGCCCAGAGATGGACGGACCCGGTCGGCAGTTCCCGCGATTTGGCGAGTTGGGCGAATTCCAGATGGTCGACGCCCTGGGCGACGAGGGAGTACCCATTGGCGGCCAGTTCATCGGCACGCTTGCGCTGGGTGACCCGCAAGTCCAAGAGACCATGCGTGTTTGGAAGCGTCCTGCTGACGCTATCATGCACGGCTCTCAGCGCTTCCTGCTTGCGGATCCGATCCTCCCGGATGAAACGGCACTCGGCGTTGGCCATAGCCGAAAGCTCCGCCGGAAGGGGGATGAACGCCTTGTTGATGTTCTCGTATTCGCCCCGCTTCAGCTTCACGTAGGCCTGGCGCAGCCCATAGACCGGCACGTTGCGGAGGGAGAGGCGATATTCCTCGACCGGGTTCTCAGCCGTGATCGATTCGGAGATCCGCATGCCGCCGCTCATAAGGCCCTCGATGCACTGGGCGATATCGTCGGGATTGGCCGGCGCGAGCTGTTCAGTGAGAACGGAAATCTCCTGCTGCAATGTCGACAGTTGGGCCGGCAAATTGGTCATCTGGTTCACCGTAGAGTTCTCGTTTCAGCCTTGCGTGGATGTCGTGGTGGCGTTGCATGGATGGGCTTTGCGGCCGCGGCGGCGATTGCGATTGCTGCAGCGGTCGGTCGTCGTATTTGCCTTCGAGGATCGAGACGAAGCTCTTCGGCTGGCAGAGGAAATCGAGGTCGGCGCGCCAGCCGCGGTCGTTTTCGCCACGGCAGAACCGGCTGCGGCCGATCCGCTCGATGGCATCGAGGACCGCCGGCAGGCCGTGTTCCTCGATCCGCAGCAGCAACGAGCGGCGGCGAGATTGGGTGACCGCCCTTGGCACCGAGAGGCCGGACCGACGGGCCATGTCCGAAAACGCCGTGACGACCTGGTCGACCGCCGTGGGGGAAGAGCCCCCTTTAGGGGGCGAAGGGGGTATGGATGATTGGGGTTTAGGAGAAGGGGGTGTGGGGGAAGAACCTTCGGGGGAAGAAGGATCAGCACCAGCGTCTGAAACGTCTTGATCGTCTGCATTAAGACGCTTTTCAGACGATTTAAGACGTTCGTAATAGCGTCTGTTTCTGGCCTGCCGCTTTGAGAGCACCGGCTCTTGCGGCGCAGCCTCAGCCTCGAACGCTTCAGCAGCGACGAGCGCCTGCTCAATCGTGAGACCGGCAGCAAGCATGCGGCGGATGGCGGCCGAAACGGTCATCTCACCACCACGATTTTTCTGTCTCGTCGAAGCCGGCGAAACGAATGGGCTTACGGGGAGCGTTCAAAGCCGCCATCTGGCATACCGTCGGGCCTAACCGATCGCGGTTCATCTTCATGTTGATGAGGGTGTCGGCCTCGTGTTCCTTGATGTCCAAGGCCTCGGCAATCGCCATCGTGTCGGGCCCGAACTTGGCGTAGGCTTCGAGGAAGGTCATGACGCACCCCCGACGAGTAGCGACGAAGATCGAACACCGAACCTCTTGAACCCGCTGAAAAGAGACAACAAATCAACTCCGGGCGCTGGTCCGCAGCGCCTCCGTTGATAGACACCGTCGTAATCAGTGAGGGTGAAATGAACTCGAAGACGTTTGCTCGACCGGTTTACCTGAAGGAGAAAAAGGACCTGATCAGAGAAATCACGAACCTGGTCGATGCCATTGATTTTCTTGAGGGCTGGCCGGAGCACGACCGCGACATAGTGCACGACGCCACCCTGAAGACTTGCTACATGGCGCATGACGGACATAAGCCCATTCAGGTTGCGCGGGATGCGATGCGAGCCTTCGGAAAGAAGAAGGGCATCCTCGTCAAAGCACCTGCAGTTCTTCCCTGGATGATCAAGGACAACTCCGGCAGCGGACGCGTCTCTGCGTAAATCACCATTCGAGGTAGAGAGGCTGTTTTCGCAGCCTCTCCGTTCCCGCCCCGGTAGCGCGCATGGAAGGTAAAGTTTGATCATGCCGCCACCTCGTTGAACTTGTTGACCTCGTTACCGAAGGCGTGCCAGCCCGCGCGGTGTTCTCGAGCGAACACGTCGGCGCGCCGCGCGTGCGGCATCACGCGGTCGCAGAGGTCATAGAATTCGTCTGGCTTGCGGCTGTGCTCGCGAGCTATGCCGTCGAAGATCGTCGGGGGGACATGCGACTGCTTCGGATTGCCAAGGGTGCCGACGAGCACGATCTCGCCCGTGGTGCGGACGCGGTAGCCGGTGCCCATGCGGACCTTGCCGGCGGCCGTCGTCTTCCGCCAGGCCATGAAGCTCTTGTATTCGAAGCCCCATGCCTTGAGGCATTCGACCGCAAACGGGAGATGCGGCGCGGTCGCCCAGGAATAGATTAGGCAATCCATGCTGGCCAGTTGGCCAACAGGAAGTGAGCGGATCTGCTCGGCGCTCATAACGTCGTAGTGCGCCGATGCCGACTTCTTAGCGCCCGCGTCGCTGTAAAGGTCGAACGGCCACGGAATGTCGATGACGATCATCTCGTAGTGAAGCGGGAGAAGCGGGTCGAAGAACCAATCGGTCACGCCACACCTCCCGGCTCGTGGAACAAACACAGCCCAGCATCGGTTGCGCGATCAAAGAGGAGGTCTGAATGCCTACCACGCCGATCCCGAAGCCCAATGACCCTGAATTCCCGCCAGACATGCCGCCGGATGTGCCGCCAGATCTGCCGGAGCCACCGATCGAAGAGCCAGAGCCCGACGTACGCCCGGACCAGGTACCCGACATAGATCCGGTGCCCGGCGAGGAGGTCCCGCGGAGAATGAACAACTGAGGTCATGCCTGCCCTCCCCGCGCCCATGCAGCCGCTCTCGCCGTGCAGATGGCAATGACAGCGTCGAGCATGGCGATGTCGCGCAGCTTGTTCTCGGCTTCGGTCTCAGGACGCGGGCGCTTCGAGCGCGGGCCGTGGTCGTCGAGCCAGACGTGTTTCTGCCGGATCTGGCCATCTGCCCATTCAATGATGGCGGCGGCCGTTATGGTCGTGCCGCCGCCGATCACTTCACTCGTCCTTTCTTCGTCGTCGCTTCTTCCTTGCCAGCCACAAGAGCAGCCAGGCGAAGAATGTTCGGATCAACCGCAATCTTCCGCTCCTTCTCATACGCATCGTCTAGTTTCTCGCATGCTTTGCTGTAAGCATTCGCAAGCGCAAAGAAGTTCGACATCAGCATATCTTTAACTTCGCGATGGCGAAGCCGCATGAGGATAGACGATGGAACCTTCAATTTGCGCTGCAGACGCGCGGCAGCAGCTTCGATCGTATCGCCAGGCCCGCGGTGCTCTTGGGCAAGTAGGTACTGCGCCATGCCCTTCGCTGAACTGATGTATGCGGTACTCATCGTCTTGCTTTCCTTGTCAGAAATTTTGTCACGCATGACGGTTTCCTTGTGCGAATTCTGGTCCCGTTGAAGGAGACGTTGATGCGCACAGGCATTACTTCCGAGGGAGAGGACGGCGCCGTTGGCGCGGCTGCCGGTCCCTCCCAGCTAGGCACCCGGGTCGAAAACGATACCGTCCGGTTGCCGCATGTAATCGCCATGGAGCAGTCGAGCGGCGCCCAGGTAGGCAGCGCGTGCTTCCTCGATGGTTTGGTAGGAACCCAACCCGACGTTCTCGGCGCCGACAGCGATACGGGCGACGAAGGATGCGCTTTCCGATTTACTGAGGGTGACGCCTCTGACGCCGGTAGCAGAATCGCTTTCGTGCGTTCTGTTTCGACTGTTTTGAATGGGGGTGGCGGGCCTAAGGTTGACGATCCGATTGTCTACCCTCACGCCATTGATGTGATCGAGGATCGGCGGGACGTCGAGGAGATCAACATCGTTCCAGAGCGCCCAGATTACCCGGTGAACCCCAACTCTAATTCTGGAAATGTTGACCCTGAGGTATCCATCAGTCTTGTTGACGGCCCCGGCCAGCATCCCGGCGTGCGAACTATTGAACCGGTCCGCTCTGGACTGAGAACCAGAGAAATGGCTAGCCGGCCGGTCTTTCCAATAAAGGTTCCCACTGGCAGCCTCATACCGGAAGCATTCCCCGAGGAATTTGCTGGTCATGTCTTCGATGGTGAATTCAGAAGTTCTCATGGCAAATCCAACGTTGTTCAATTCTCGAGTTGCAGAGCCCGGGCGCCGCACCCTGCCTCTGCCGCCGGTGACGCGCCCTCGTCGTCACCGGCAATCCCTCTCGGAGAAGCTGTTCAGGCCGTGGTCATGAGACTGGCGAACAAGCGGATCCGGTTGAGAGTGGCTGGTCCCGGCCGGGAGGAGGATGACCGGGACCAGCGTTGAGCGCCTCGGGAGGAGGTGAAAGCGCTCAATCCTTTGGGCGGTAGCCGTTACGGCGGAACTCACGCTCGACGAAGCCAGGAACGATCAAGGTGAGCGCTGCCATCCAGAGAACGACGGCGATGCAGGCGATCAAAACGGACCAGGTCATGCAGCCCTCCTGTCAGAGCGTTTCGGAAATTCAGTCTTGGAGACAAAGGCCGCGACAGCAGCCGAGACTTCGACGCGCGGCACCTGCAGCCGGGGAAGGTTCACCCTGCCCTCAACGGTTCGCTGCGCTGCTGCGTCTTCTGTCCTTGATGTGCGGAGGTATTCGCTCATGCGACTTCCTCCGCTTGCTCACGCTCCTGCATCGCCGCCTTGCAGCGTGCGCAGTGTTCTTCCGTGTAGGAACCGCAGCCAGCCCGATCGAGGCAGTGCGGGCGACGAGTAGGCGGCGGCTTTGCCGCGAAAAGGGGTGCCCGTTGTTTCTCGTCCGGGCCAGACGCTACGTTTGCGACGGATGCGCGCTCTGCGCTGCGGTCTACATCTTCGCCTCCTGCGTTGGCGCCGGCGCTGCTCAACTCAGCGTCAGGGCTTGGGGATGCGGTTCCGCCCTGCGAGGCAGTGGCGATCTCGGTATGCTTGGTGACGATGTCGAGGCCGCCGTCGGAGCGGCCGTTGCCGAACTTCTCAGCCAGCTTGTCAGCCAGAACGACGTTTTCAGCATGCGCCTCTTCCGATATCAGGCCTTCCTTCGCCAGTGCAGCAGACAGAGCCTTGTGATCGGCCATGCCATCAGTCATCCGGGCACGGGACTTCGCCTGCATCCTGTCGAGGATTTCACCGGTCGTCGGGTCTACCCGCTCCTCGGGCTCCTCAAAAATGTCGAGCTGGATCATGCCGAGGGCGTGCAGGTAGGTGTCGAGGATCGCCTCCTGCTCGGCCCGCTCGTCAGCGTCCTGCTTGCGGATCGAAATGACCTTGCGCAGGATCTTCGTGTCGAAACCCATCGACTTGGCTTCGCCATAGACATCCTTGATGTCGTCGGCGATCGACTTCTTCTCCTCCTCGAGGCGCTCGATGCGCTCGATGAAAGCGCGGAGTGGGTCGCGGGCAATGCCCTGTGCGTCGGACATGGTGGCTCCTCAGAACGGAAGGTCGTCATCGCTGGTCGGCGGCGACGGCTGTTTCGGCGGGGATGGGTTGCGGATGGAGGTCGCCACGTCAGCGCAAGCGTAGTAGCCGGCGCCCCGAGCTTCTTCTGTCCACTCGGAGCAGACGCAGGCTTGACTGAAATAGTCCGCCACGGCCGCGCAGCGCTCTCGCTCGGCAAAGAGCGCCAAGGCGATTTCCTTTATGGATGCCTGACGGACCGCTTCGTGCGAGCCGCAAGACTCCCGGCAATTGCACAAGAGGTTATCCAGCGCCTCTTCGGCTGCCTTCATAATGTCTACGGGGATGATCTTTGCGTCGGCGCTCATGCCGAGACACCTTCGATGGGGCGTGCGCCGAAGATGTCGGGCCGCAGCAAATGCCGCGAAACTCCGGTGATCCTTTCAACTTCCAAAACGCGCGTCGGAGGGACCTTGTCCCACTGCAACACGGCAGAAGGCGTGATCTTAAGCCGACGCGCCAGTTCGCTGGCGCTGCCTGCCTGCTTGAAAACCAGTGTGAGTGGGAGGGGTTCTGTGCTCATGTCTGATTATAAGCATAACTAGAAAAAATCTTCAAGCAAAACTTTTATAGACGATATGGGGCTCCGTAACTCACATGCTGCTATGGACACGAAGGAAAAAGCCAAGATTGTGGGTGCAGCAATCAAGCGGGCGCGAAAGCAGCGCGGCCTGGTTATGCGGCAACTCGCCGAACACCTCGGCGTGCACGTTGCAGCGATCGGAAACTACGAGAGCGGCAAGAACCTGCCGTCGACCGAGAATCTGATCGCGCTTTCCGATTTCCTTCGCGTCGATCAGGGCGCCCTTAGCCGCGGCGAAGTCGTCAGCCTAACAGATGAGCCGCTCGCAGATGCCGAGCGCGTGACCGACCCTGCCCCGCCGCCTTCCGGCCCCTTGGATATTGAAGTTCTCGGAACCACAGCCGGTGGCGACGATGGCGATTTCAGGTTCAACGGTGAACGCCAAGGTTTCGTTCGCCGGCCGCCCGGGCTGACCGGCGTGGTGAAGGCTTTCGCACTTCATACGATCAGCGACAGCATGGTGCCGCGCTATTTCCCCGGCGAGCTCATATACGTTGGTGGCCGAGAGCCAGTACCGGGCGACCACATCGTGATTGAGCTTTTCCCCGAGAACGAAGGGGAAGTCGGGAAATCCTACATCAAGTACTTCGTTCGGCGGACTGCATCCGAGATCATCGTCAGCCAGTACAACCCGCCAAAGGAACTGACGTTCAACCGTTACGCCGTGAAGGCGCTATGGCGCGTGATACCTCTGGCAGAACTTCTCGGCTATTGAGGATATGCGCTTCCGTGCGAACGCGCGCTCTCTCGCTCACAAATAGGGCTTGGACGGAAATGCTCTTTCCCGGCAGCCCGTCTTCCTGACAGGCGGAGCAAGTAAGCCGGGCCGACAGTTTCGCCAGCGGCGTCCCGCCGAAAATGCCAGGAAACCGCAATAACTGGCCGACTTGCCACCAGCGCGCCCTCCCACAATCTGAACACTCGACAGATACGGACGCCACATCTCCCAAGAGTGGCTCGCTCGTAGGCAGCCTCATTCCTTTCTCCTTTGTTTACGTCTTGTTCTCACAATTGATTCTTTTTGTCGAAGAGTCGAGAGGCGTTTTCTAGTTTTGCTTTAAAGTTTTGCTTGAATCCGTTTTCTAGCTGTGCTTATATCTTTTTACAGCAGGGCGCTGACGAGAGGACGAAGCAATGGCGATGGTTACCCGATACAGGATTGAAGATGAGGTCGGCCGCGTCCTGACCAACGAATATTTCTTCTCCTACGAAGTCGACGACGCTCTGCAGTTCCGTTGCGAAGACGAGGCTCTCGAAGAAGCCGCCGCATTCCCCGGGACGACCGTCGAGCGCTTCGAACGCTATTCGACCTTCTCCGATTTCTTCCTCTCCGAAGCCGTCTCGGGCGAGAGGAGCGCAGCATGATCACGACAACGCAGCTCCGCGACTTCGCGTTCTTCCTCTCGAACACCAGCAGGTGGGAGCTTGAGAAGGCGGGGATAATTTCACCCGGCCCGAGCGGCGACACTGCCTGGAAGCGCTTCAACAACGACTTCGACGTGTTCGTGATCAAGCTCTCCGCCGAGAAGCTGAAGGCCCTGACGGACATGATCGCCGGTTACCTGCAGGTGAGCGAGTACTCCCGCGAGCAGGCGGCAGCGGCCGAACGGAAGGTGGCGTGATGACCCGCCCCGTCTCGTACGCTTGCGATCCTGCGCAGCGCTATTGCGAATGCGGCCGCTGCGCCCTCCCGCCAGCGCGGAACATCGATCTGGACGCGGTCGCCAATCTGAACCGCGCCACCACCGCAACCGCCATGTGCCTGATCCTGATCGCCCTCGTCCTCGGCATTTTCGCCGTAGGCCTCTGGCGGACGGAACACGTGCACAAAGCAATCGTCGCCGAAAGGAATGTCTGATGGCAATGCCCGACCTTGAGTTCAACATTCATCGCCAGACCGAGGCGGCGAAGTCGCTTCTGTCCAGCCTTCGCGACCAAGGCGTTGACGATGACGCCGACCTGGTCGCCGACGCGATCGAGGGCGAGACTAACCTCCTCGAGGCTATCGAAGCCGCCCTCGCGCAGATCGACGAGTGCGACGTCCTCATCACCGGCTTGAAAGCCAAGGAAGAGGAATTCGAGACTCGCCGCAAGTCGATCGAGCGCCGCGCCGAGCGCGTTCGGGCCCTGATCGAACAGGCGATGCTCGCGACGGATCAGACGACCTTGAAGCTGGCGACCGCAACGCTCTCGCTGACGAAGCGCGCGCCCGGCCTGATCGTCAACAGCGAAGCGGACATCCCTTCCCGCTTCTTCGTCGAGCAGGAACGCCCGGCGCCGAAGCTGGACAAGAAGGCCTTAGCCGCCGCGATCAAAGCCGGCGAGCAAGTGCCCGGCGCCAACCTCGACAACGGCAGCATCTCTCTTTCCGTCAGGAGGAAGTAATCCATGAACGCGATCACGAAATTCGACCTGTCGCCGCGCCAGATCGCGCTGGTCCAGCAGACCGTCGCCAAGGATTGCAACGCCGAAGAGTTCAACCTCTTCATGGAGGTTGCCCGGGCAAAGGGCCTCGATCCCTTCCTTGGTCAGATCATTCCGATGGTCTTCTCCAAAAACAACGCCAACAAGCGGAAGATGACCATCATCATCAGCCGCGACGGCCAGCGCGTCATTGCGCAGCGCTGCGGCGATTATCGGCCGGCCAGCAAACCGGCCACGTACGAGCTCGACGCCTCGCTCAAGAGCCCGCTCAACCCTCAGGGCATCGTGTCCGCGACCGTCTATCTCTGGAAGCAGGATCCAAAGTCAGGCGAATGGTACGAGGTCGCCGGCCAGTCGTATTGGGAGGAGTTCGCCCCGATCAAAGATGAATGGGCGGAGAACGAAAAGACCGGCAAAAACTACAAGACTGGCAAGCAGACGCTGGACGACTCCGGCAACTGGTGCCGGATGCCCCGCCTCATGATCGCCAAGTGCGCCGAGATGCAAGCATTGCGCGCCGGCTGGCCCGAGCAGTTCACCGGCCTCTATGACGAGGCGGAAATGGATCGGGCGAAGATCATCGACCTGACCGCGTCCGAGATTGTCGAGCACGAGCGCGAGGAAAACCGCCTCAAAGCCGTCGGCGCCTCCAATTCCATCACGATCACCTGGGGCGACAATTGGGCGCTTGAGAACGTGCCCGTCGGCGAATTCTTCGACCGGGCTTGCGAGTTCATCGAAAAGGAGCCTCCAGCAAAGGTAGCGAAATGGCGAGACGCTAATCGCGAGCCGCTGAAAATGTTCTGGTCGAAGCATCCTGGCGATGCGCTTGAATTGAAGAAGCGGCTCGAGGCGGCGATCGCGAGACCGGCGCAGAAGACTGCTTCCGATGCAGAGCTCCGCAACCATCCGCTGATGGCTGGCTGACATGAGCGGCCCGGTCCTATTGCAGTGGAACGGCGAGGCCTTCCAGCCGGCAAACCGGCACTGGGCCCGCGAGTGCGACAAGCGTTTCGTGGTCGGCGAGTTCTATACGCTCGCCGAGCACAACGATCGCAGTATGAATTCTCACCGACACTATTTCGCCGCGGTGAACGATGCCTGGCGCAATCTGCCGGAACAGTATTCCGGCCTGCCCTTCGCCGAATCCGCCGAGCACCTGCGTGCCTATGCGCTGATCCGGACCGGCTACTGCGATGCTCATACGATCGTCTGCAGCACGAAGGCCGAGGCGATGCGCCTCGCCGCTTTCATCCGTCCGATCGACGCCTTCTCTGTCGTCGACGTGAAGGAGGCGACCGTCACGCGATACGTCGCCAAGAGCCAGTCCATGAAGGCCATGGGCAAGCAAGACTTTCAAGAGAGCAAGACGGCCGTTCTCGACTTCCTCGACGATCTAATCGGAGTCGAGCGCGGCACCACGCAACGAAACGCGGGAGCCGCAGCATGAGCGTCTCAGACTTGATCCTTGGTCACCTTCGGCGGGACCCGGCCAGTGTGATGAACGGGGTTGTCCTTGCCAGCACCTTCCGTCGGGTTCTCCCGCTTTTCGGACTGGCCGCTTCGCGCCGGCGGCACATCGGCGCCCTCGCTACCAGACTCGTCCGCCTGGTCTGGCAATGGCACCGGTTCGAAGTCCATATCCGGAGGCGTCGTCGTCTGCCGGTTCTTGTGGTCTTTGGGATCGATCATGGTCGGAGTCCTTTCGCATCGCGGTTTCAACCAACCGCGTTCAGTAAGGTTCCACTCACCGGGGGGACCGCGTGATGGCCTACCGCATCGCCAACTCCGTTCGTCCCGATCCGACACCAAAGCGGAAGCCGACGAAGAGCAAGGACTACCTGGCATTCGTGCACGAGCTGCCGTGCTGCGTCTCCGGTCGCTACGGTGTCGAGGCTGCACACCTGTCTTGTGCGGCGCCGCGCTATGGTCATTACGGCCGCGGCAAGGGCAGCAAGGTTTCCGACCGCTGGGTTCTGCCTCTTCATCCGGACGAGCACCGCCGCCAGCACGGCATGAGCGAAGAGCGGTTCTGGCGCGCCGCGCGCATCAACCCGCATGTGCTCGCCCTTACCATTCACGGCCTCTGGTCCGACATGGGCGAGGATGCGGCCCCGTTCGCCACCGCTATCATCAATCAGACGCTGGCCGACGCCGGCGCGCTCCGGTCGAGGGACGAGGTATGAGGGAATTGGTCGAGAGATTGCGGGAGCGCGCGAACGACAGCCGTGACCGATCCAAGCCGTTCAATCTTTTGCTCGATGCGGCAGAAGAGATCGAGCGTCTCACCCGCGAGAACAAGGTTCTTTCGGAACTTCGACGCGACTTCCTCACCCTGCAAAAACGCATTATCGGAGAAACCGGCCTGTCGGCTATCGAGACGATCGACAGGGCTTTGAAGGTGTTCGATGCCCTGCACCTCTACGAGATATTTGACGAGGATCGCGCCGCCGCCTGCCAGCGCGCCGAGGAGAAGCCATGATCCCCGACCTGACCAACGCCACCCCCGCCACGCGCGAATACTACGCTCTTCCCGAGGAGATCCGCACGGCAGCAAAGGCTATAGCCGGTCCGCCTCGGCCGATGACCCATATCGAAGTCCTGTGGGCAATTGGGACAGCGATCGCAAATGAGCGGGAAGCCGCGAAGAGAGGTGAAGGATGACGACGCCGAACCTTCCCTACTGGCCAGCCGCAATGGACCTGAAATCCGCCGCAGCATATTGCGGGATCTGCGTGGACACGTTCAAGAAGGTGTGCCCAGTAAGGCCGTTGCAATTCACGGAATCCACACGCGGCGAGCGCTATCTTCGCCAGCGCCTCGACGAGTGGCTAGTCACGCTCGATCCAAACAAGCAGAATGCCGCGCCGAAGCGCAAGTTTGGGGATCGGCTCTATGGTGGTCAAGGTGAAGCTGGAAGGGCTTAA